GATGGCTTCTGCCCATAGTCAACACCGATCCCCAGGCTAACGAGATTATCTAAGGGGTGATCTGGGCCTACCTCAAAAATGTTAGCAGAGGTAAAGCCAGGCACCTGCCTGCTAACGGTAATCCCCTCCCAACCTGCATTTATCCGGATCGATCTCTCATGCAGAGGTATAGAGGCTATCTGTGCCTCTATGTCTGCCTGTGTTCTGTGTGGGCAGGCCTCCCAGGATAGTGGCACCACATGGCTAGACCACCCAGGCTCTGTGGCCTCTGCCCCTGTGTGTGGATTGCCGTCTATAAGATCCCTAAGGAATTCTACAGCCCTGCCTGCTGGGGTAAGTGTGATGAACAGATCCCCACTGGTGGCACTTAGTCTAGTCCTGATCTCGCTAAAGTGTGCCTCTTTAGGCGGTTCATCTACCCAGCACCAGGCTAACGACTCACCCGATAACGCGATCACGCTCTGATCTGATCCCTTACCGATAATGACGCTGCCCCATGGGTCTGCCAGTTTGATAGCCCTGATGCCCCTGTAAGTGTAGCCCCTGGCTCTGTCATAGGTGCAGGCAGGGTCTAGCACACCCAGTGGCTGGATCTCTCTCATTTTAGCACTAATAGACGGCCACCCATTACGTAGGTCTGATGCCATGATCCAACCACAATTGGGGGCTGGCTTAACCTGTTTGAACCTGTGGGATCCCATGGCATATTGCCAAGCCTCTGCGCTGCCTGCTCTGGTCTTGCCAATTTGGTTACCACCCCTGAGGATCCGCCTTGACGCTGGATCTTTATGAAATTGCATCTGTGGTGGGCTGGCACCCCCCAGGCCTGGGATCTCTGTGAGGTATCGATCCAACGGATCAACCATCAGCAGATCTAAGCTCATAGCTGCCCCATGCCTATGGCTATTCTGTCTATGGCCTGCCTGTGCCTCTCTGGGTCTATCTCTGCCCCCAGGTATCGTCTGCCTGTGGCGATACAGGCCAGGGCCACTGGCCCCATGCCTGCGAACAGATCAACCACCAGATCCCCTGGCTCAGTCCATCTCTCTAGCCAGCCTGCCATCCACTGCCAGGGCTTCTCACTGTGGGCCATCCTCTGGCTGGTGTGGGCGTTATTAAGGCTTGTCCACTTTGCACAAAGCCCAGTGCCTTTACAATACAGCAGAACAGGCTCAGAGGCACCTAGCCAGTGGTAACCAGTGCCACTGCTGCCACCCACCTTAGACCAGGCACCACCCGACACATAACGCCAGGGCCACTGCACCTGCTCTGTGGCCTGCCAGAATTGCCCCAGTTTAGGCCATGTGCACCACACTGCCAGCCGCCCCTTATCGAGTAGGCCCCCAGCATCTGCCAGGATCTGGGCTATGTCCTGATCGCTCAGAGTCTCATAGTGGAGATCAGGATCTGCGCTGTGCCCTGGTGCCTGTGAATAAACCCAGGGGGGATCAGCTATCACCAGGGCTGCCCCCTCACCCTCATAGCCTGAGATCAGATCCTGCACAGAGCAGCACCTAAGATCCACAGATGGGGGTAGCTGTGGCGGGGGCACATCTACTAGCGATAGCTGGGTCACTTGCTAGCCTTGCCTCTGGTGCGTTTCTTGGCCTTTGGCTTAGCCTTAGGGGCTGGTGGTGGCTGTAGCAATTCAATAGCCTTAGCCACTGAGACACCCCACCTAGCTGCCAGCATACCACTGCCCAGCACTGGTGCCCCTCGTTTTATGGCGTCTGCCCTGATGGCTATGTCTGCCTGTATTGCAGATACTGGCCAGGGCCTGCCTGCCCCACTCGTAAGAAAGGCCCAGGCCTCTGGGGTTATGTTAATCATCATCAGTTAGATCCTCGTCTTTTAGGTTAGCTGCTGCCACTAGTCGCCTGTGGTCTATTCGAGCCAGCACAGAGACTGGCAGAGAGTTTAGGATATCTGCTGCCCTTTCTGCCCCCTCTTCTGTGCTCACGTCGATCGGGTTAGCCTGCACCTGCTCTATGGCTGGTGGTAGATTCTTATAGTTGTGCCGTCTCTCTAGTACCCAGCAGCTAGCCTGCCAGGATCCTTTTCTGGCTGCTGCCTGGACTGCCTCTAGGTTTATGATGGCTGATCTGCTTCTGCCCTCTTTTACAGCCTCAAGAAAGGCACCATATATCGAACCAGGATCTGCCTCACCCTTATTTACCCAGTTATACCACGTAGTCTCTGATACGTTAATATAATCCTGGCATATCTGGTTTGTAGCTCCGATGCTCTGCAATCGCCTCACATCCTCTATCACCTGTGCATTTAATTTAGGTGGCCTGCCCTTAGGCAATCCCGATTTAGCCATGTAGCCCCCTGGTGGTATAGAAGGCAGCCACCCGATCTGGGTGTAGGCTGCCCCCCATTGTATATACCACAAAACCTGCTGTCAAAAAATACACAGATCAGAAACACTGCTTTAAAACATCATCTATAATCTGGTGTAACCTTTTGAGATCGTCGGGATCTTCTGGGATCTCTGGTGTGTGATCTTCTGCACCTTTTGGGGCATCGACACGATCGTAGCTGTGTAGCAAGTTATCTGCCCTGTAAACCATCTGGGGCAGTGTGGGTCTTTTACATCCATCAGCTATCATATCCTCTATCACCCGATCTAATAGTCTCCTATCATAGGCCTGTAACCTGCGATCCCATACATGTGCCCTCTGCTCTGCCCACATTCTGTGTAGCCCCCACACATCTGCCACCTGGTGTGTAATGCTCCCAGAGTATGGGGCTAGAGTATCGTTACTGGTGTCTGGCTGGCCTCTGGCTGGGTTTTTATGGCCTACCCTAGGTGTGGGTGCCTCTGAGGCCAGAGAATCAATCCTAACACTATTAGAGATAGATTTATCAATAGGGGTGTGGGCAGGGTGCCCACAATTACCACTAGGATAATTAGAACTCCTAGGATGTAATTTATAATTAGTTCTAGTAATTATACTGTGGGCAACGTTGCACTGCTCTGCCAATTTGAAACCTCTAACCACAGAGACGATCCGGGGCTGTGTTCTGCTGCCTTTCTGGTCTAGCTTCAGCAGGCCTGCATCAATCAGGTAGATGATGAGCCTATCTGCTGATCGTCTCGACACATGCCAGCGTCTGGCAAAGTAGGCACCAGCAGCCTTAAACTGGCCATGGTAACCGAATTGCAGCAGATCTATGATGGCATCTCTGTGCCATGGTTGACGTGCTAATTTCTCTGCGATAGTATGAGTGTGCATGTGCTAAGCCTTATGGTGGGGCGTTTCATGTGTGGCCCCTTCTGGGGCCGTTGTGATCCTCTGGGGGCTAGTACTGAACCCACTAGCCCCCATCTATCTTACCAGTTATCTGCACTGGGTCTGCCCTGATCTTATCAGGTATCGCAGGCCCTATCTGGGGTAACTGATAACTGAGATCCAAAGTGAGCACACACCCTAAACAGGGTGGGCAGGGCACAGGCATGGCCCTGCTCTAGTTTCGAGATGACCCCCACAGACAGGCCCACAGACTGGGCTAGGCCCTTCTGTGATAGCCCAGCAGAGGCCCTAAGGGCCTTGATCTGGTTAGCTATGTGTATCATGTGTCTAGACTGCATCTCTGCCCCCCTCTGCCTCAGACCTAAGATCGCACACTAGCTGGGCTCTTATGTCTGCAATTGCGATATCTACCTGATCCTGGCTTATGAATTTCTCTCTGAACGTGGCTGCATTGGTAAAGCAGGAGTCTGTGTTGATCTCAGTGGCTAGAAGGTTATCGAATTCCTTATTTGATATCGTGAGATAAAACAGTTTAGACTGCAATTTATCCCATGAGTCAGCCCAATTAAACACCTGCTCTAGCTCTGCTACCCCCTGCTCTAGCTCTGCTACTCGTTTTTTTAGGCCCTCATTCTCTGTCTCTAGCAATTCAATGATTCTATTGTAGGCATCTGCCCTGGCCTGCTGTATGTCTGCCCTCTCTGTCTGGGCCTCTAGGCACTCCATGGCAGTGCGTATCAGATGCTCTGCCTGCTTATTGTGTTCATCTGTCATCGTTTGATCCTCTATGGTGTGTGGTGATTATTAAATTTAGGAATTGGTGGGCAGATATGATGCCTTAGTAGGCCTAAGACCTAGGCAGAAACGTGCATCGTTGGTGGCTTTGATCTCGCAGTCGAATTTGAATTTCAAACCTCGCCAGCCATCACTGGTATCAGAGATAACGTGCAGTTTATCATAGTCATCATCTCTTAATGTGGGTGCACTTACATAAACCTTAAAGCCTCTATCATCCTCTACCAGCCATTTTAGCTGGTGCAGTCTTCTGCCCCCCCATTTAGGATAGAGCAATTTGGTGCCTAGCAATTTGCCAGTAATCGTGATCCTGGCCCCATGTACATCATCTAAGCACAGTGGCTCTGTTAAAATTTGATCCGTCATAATGTGATCCTCTATGGTGGTGTGTGGATAAGCCCACACCCTTTACTACCACAGGCTGTAGTAGATGGCAAGGGTTATCTGTGTAGATCTTACAATTAGAAAAGCCCCCAGGTGGGGGCTAGTCTGTGTGTGGATAAGGTTTTATAGTTTTTTCTAAGTTGTGATAACTGTGGGGCTGTTTTCTAATTCCCGCTCCCATTCAAAATCGATTCGGTCATAGAACGATCTCAGCATCTCCTCGAAAGCACACGCGGTGATCTCGTAGCATGTTTTGTATCGTTTAGATATTGCGCGGATCAGGGTTTCCTTTTTGATGTCAACCAAAACCCCGTCGGTGTTTTTCAAGGTGCCATCTGCCCAGTTTTCTATAATCGTTTTAAGTTTTTTGTGGTTGATCAAGAATTCAAGTTGACGTACGCCGCGATCAGAGAGTCGGAGTGCTGATGTGCTCATTTTGTGTATCCTCTATGGTGTGTAGTTCTTTCTACACCCCTGTAATACTATGTTCCGTGGTAGCAGGCAACAATAAATGCACAGATCGTGTGATTATCTCTCTATGGATCTAAGCCATGTGAGATACTGGCAGCCCTTAGCTGGATCCCAGTGTATCGTTATTCTGTCTGGCCCTGTGCTGTGTGGGTCGATGCAGATGAATACACCAGAGCCATAGACATTAGCTGTAAATTGTTTCTCTCTGGCGTAAGAGTCGATCGTTTTATAGGATCCCACCCTGATCGATTTACAGACTCTGCCATTAGCCTGCTCACAGTTTAGCTCACCCCAGGTATGTATGTGGCCTGCTGTCAGCAGGTTAGCTAGTGGGTACTGGATCATGGCTGCCCGGTTAGGGCCATGTGTGGGGTGGTAGATTGATCGCCCCTTAAAATCGTGACGTAGCACCCATCTCACTGGCTCTAGGTCGTCTCTATCTCGCCAGTTAAGAGTAATGTACAATTCGTCTGCTGCATAGGCATATACATCAGCATCCTTAGAGATCCAGCCCAGGGGATCTACCCCACTTGAGTGTGCCCAGGCATCGTGGTTGCCACCTACGATGCAGAGAAAGGGCTGGCACTCTAGAAACCATCTAGACAATTTCCAGGCATCAGTAGTTAAGCAGTCCGTTTCTGAGTATAAACGCTGTAATCTGCCCACCCAATTATCTGTAAGATCACCCACACAGGCAGCCATTACCCCTGGCGTATCCTGCACTAGTTTCACATGCTCAATTAATAGGGGCCAGTTTGTGCCCCTGTTATCTAGGTGTGGATCACCATACAGCATGATACCCAGAGGCTCTGCTGGCAGGGTTAGTGTCCGTCTGTGTATGTCGTTTTTTACAGCTTTTCGCTTAAAGGATCTCACCCTTGACTCTATGAGAGCATCTATGTCTAGCGGATCCTCTCTGGGTGGGTCTGCCTCTGTGATCTCTGGCAGTTTGCGCCGTTTACCATAGCCCAGCAGGGGCAGGGCTGATCCCATCACAGCACTGGTGCAGGGCCTACCCGTCTGCTGTTCTAGCATTTTGGCTAGCCTCATTCTGCCCCACTCGTGCAGATCCTTGGCCTCTCTCACAATGTCTGCATAATCATTTACTATGTCTCTAACTGTGATCGGATCTATCATGTGTGCCCTGGTGTGGATGGTGTCAAAATGTACCACCACCATTGTGGGCCTTTCAAGGTATAACCTTGACAGGGCAACACCCACACCAGAGGCAGTACCTATAACGATGGCACACAGTAAGCCGATCAGCCTTCTTAGATACTATGTAATCGAG